ACGCAAAAGAATATTTTAATATTAGGACGTTCGCGCGGGCAGAAAGTAAGAGGTATGCGATACCGACAATTCAGACCTGATTTGATACTTTGCGACGATTTGGAAGATTTGGAATGGGTAAGGAAGAAAGAGAACCGCGACAAAACGGAACGCTGGTTTAAAGGGGAAGTAATACCAGCCCAAGAGGAATTGAAATGTAAAATGATCGTTATTGGAAACTTGCTACACAATGACGCGCTTATGGTAAGATTAAAGAAGCAAGAAGTGTTTAAGTTTATTGAGTTCCCGCTAATTGGCGCGGACGGAAACGTAACTTGGAAGGCAAAATATCCGACGCCAGAAGCCGTTGAAAGGCAGAAGAAAAAGGTTGGCATTACAGCTTGGTTCAGAGAGTATCTTTTAAAAATTGTTTCAGAAGAAGATCAGGTTATCAAAGAAACGGACATACATTACTATCCAAACCATTTGCTTACCGATCTGGACGACTACGGACACCCGAAAATACAAATACTGGACGCGGGCGTTGGTAACGACTTAGCAATTGGCAAGAATGAAACAAACGACTTTACAACTTTTGTAAGCGGTTTGCGGATAAAGGTATTGAATACGGAACTTGAAATTGTAGGTGAAAAGATATTTGTAAAACCAAACCCGATTTGCCAGCGTTTAGGCTTTGACGAAACTATTAAGAAAGCGCAGGACGTCCAAGACTATATGCCGTCAGGAACAAAGTTTTATGTAGAAGGCGTCAGCTATCAGAAAAGCGCAATTGAAACAATGAAAAGTAAAGGCGTTCCCGCCTTTCCTATGAACCCGACAACCGACAAGAAAGCGCGCCTTGAAACCATTTCAGTTTTTATAAAAGACGGAACAGTAATGTTTCCTGAAAAGGGCTGTGAAAAACTATTGGAACAATTGTTAAACTTTGGCACAGAAGAACACGACGACTTAGTGGACGCGCTTGTATATCTGATAATGGGAATGATAAAACGCAGAGTATTTAAGCTTAGTGAACGACCAGACAAAATTTAGAAATAATATAACTTTATGGAACAGACAAAAAGTGGTATAATAATACCAACAAGAAGACCAGCACAATGCCAGTTTTGCGGACAACAAGTTTTTCCACAAAATGAAGTCAACGGCAAATTTCATTTTAAGGACGGAAAAATAATCTGTGTTCAATGCCGTATAATAAAATCAAACAGGAACGCGCGCGGTATGATGTTGGATATTCAAAGGAACTTGCCAAAGGACTTGAAAGAAAAAGAACGGGCAAGACAGAACAGGGCGAACGATCACGCAATACAGGTTGCCATTGAAAGCCAGAAGAACAGCGACGCCAAAATGGACAAGAAAAAAATAATAATACAAATTCCATAAGCTAAAATTAATTTTACCAATATGAAAATTGAACCGCTGAAATTTCCTGATCAGAACGCAATAAGTAGAATTGCCGTTTTGAACAAATATGAAAAGCTTTATGAGAATAAGCAGTTTGAAGTTTTTGGCATTCACGACGTTATAAAAAACCAGTATAAGAAATTGGCTGACCTGATTTATCTTGCACACGCCTTGCCAGCGCGCATTTCTGATTTTTACGGCGACTTTGTGCAAGGAGAATATGACAAAATACGCATTGAGGTAAAAGACAATGACACTGAAAATAATTTTATCAAAGACGTTGTAAAGTCCAGCAAGATAAAAGAAAATATACTTGACTGGGCGACAGACCAAAGCCAGTTTGGTTTTTTTACTTTGCTTGGATTTGTGGTTGAAGGTAAATACAGGGTTAAGGCTATCCCGCAAGATCAATGCTTCCCGCAATCTGACGGAAGTTATATTTTTGCAACCTTTACCAAAGACCCTAATGCTTCACCCGACGACAAACGGCTTTTGTGCCTTACCCACAATTACGAACTTGTAAACGGGCAGGTGCAAATTACAAGGCAGGCTTGGCGCACAAACGAAATGGGCGTTGTTATGGAAAGCTTTGATTATGCAACCCTGTGCAGTTATCTTGGGCAGAACTTGCTAGAATTTGAAACCATTAAAAACTTAAAGCGTCTTCCAGTGGTGCAGGTGGATAACGGAAGGCGTATGAAATACGGTTTTGGAAAATCAGACTACGCCGATATTATGCCCCAACTTGGAGAGATAAACGAAAAGACAACGCACGTTTCAACGGTGATTATAAAAAATCTTGACGCTAAAATGGCTGTGCCTGAAAGCGCGGTTGATCCCGAAACCCATAAACTAAAATCAGAAGAAGCATACGTTGTCAGCAAGGACGACCCCAAACCAGAATATGTGGTTAATGCCAATTCACTTATTGAGGAAACCGACAGCCACATTATGCGCGAACTGAAATTTTTAAGTTTTATTTCCTGTGTCCCAATGAACGAACTTTTGAAAGGCGTTATGCCAGAGCGCGTTGAAGGAATGCGGATAAACCTTTTTCAAGCTATGCGAAAAGCAGAAACGAAGCGCACAAAACTTAAAGTTGGTATAAAAGAAATTTTGGAAATAGGCGGTGAAATGATAGGCAAACCAATTACGGGTGAAATCAATGTAAAACTTAGCGACGTGTTGCCGACTAATGAACTTGAACTGGTGCAGGCTGAAAGCGAGAAAGTAACGGCGGGAATTTCCAGCAAGAAAAGCGCAATGAAAAGAACGGAAGGTTACACCGACGAAGAAGCGGACGCAGAGTTGCAAGCGATCAATGACGAAAATGAAATTGCGGGCGTTAATGACGGCAAGCTTCAATTATAATTAAGATAAAACTATATGGAATTTCCAGAAACAAACCACATCAAGCAAACGCAAGAAAGTTTTGGAAACAATGCCAAACTTCTTGAAGAACAGGCAAAGCTTATAAATTGGAATTTGCTTGTTAAAACTTTTTTCAGATTTTACGCAATGTTCCTTGTCGCGCTGTTCGCGCTTATCGTAACTGTCAGGCTTGCATATAAGATTTTTTAAAACCCTATGACACCAAGAGAAGAAATACAAAAAGCCATTGAAAAAATAGACATAAGCAGGCTTTTAAATGTGGTTGACGAATACGACCAGAACGGCAGGCGCATAATGCTTGAAGCTATTTCAAAACGCCTGACGGATAAGATCAAGCAAACCATAATGAAACAGCTTGGCGCGGAAACCAAAATTGCCGACGAAAAAATACGCCAATGGCTTCTTTCTGAAATACCGAAAATGTATATTGAAGGCGCGAACATTGCCGACAGGACATTAAAGAAATACAACGTTGATATTTTGCAAGACACGCTGACGGTGGAAGCGTTAAAGACCGTTGCCGACTTTGCCCCGCATTTGGAAGTTGTAAACACGTTGCTTTCTGACGCATACCTTGATTTTGGAAATATGATGACTGGTTATCAGAGAGGCGCGGAACATATTTTGAATGACGCAATGAAACTGCAAATGCGCCAAAGTATCGCAATGGGCAGACTGGAAGGACAGGCAGTTAATACCATTGCCAAGAACGTTGCCACAACTTTTCAAAACAGAGGCTTTACGGTTCTGATAGACAGGGGCGGGAAAAGCTGGACACTTGAAAACTATTCAAAAATGCTTACCCGCACGCACATTGTCAGAGCAAACAACGAAGGAGTAATACAGCGCGGAATAGAAAACGGCATTGATCTTGTTGAAGTGATACCACATAGCGGGGCTTGTTCCAAATGCACGCCGTTTGAAGGTAAGATTTATTCATTAAGCGGGCAGTCAGATGTTTACCCACAGCTTACAGAGCAACCGCCCTATCACCCAAACTGTTCACACAACTTAGGTTTGCGCCCTGATCTGCAAGTTGCACAATACCAAGAAGAAGAATAAAAAATAATGGTTGCGTTTTTACATATAAAGTTTTATAATAAAAGTATAAATGTTTGACGACAATTTAAGGTTCGCAAATTACCCGCGCGAAGCGCATAAAAATTTGCACAAGGTTGCAGTTTACCCGCGCCAGAGCGCATAAAAAATTGCATTAAGCTTTAACAGGCAAAACGAAATGAAAAAGACATTGAAGAAAGCAGTTATTGAAACTGTAATTGTGCGCCACAATTTAAACGGCTTTGAAGAAGACGCTGAAAAGTTTGTTGAAATTGAGGGCAAAAAATACGTTCAAGACCCGAACGATCCCGCGAAAGCGAAATTGGGCGACGACGGAAAACCCGTTGAGTTTGTTGAAAAGAAAAAAGACGACAACACCCCTGACGTTTCCAAAATGACTTTGGAAGAACTGGGCGAAAAGAACCCCGCTATCAAAGGGCTTCTTGAAAAAATGAATGGCTTTCAAAGTGCGGAAGAGGAACGCCGAAAGAAAGAAGAAGAAGAAGCTGAAAAGAAAGCGAAAGAGGCAGGCGAGTATGACAAGGTTATTGCCGACAAGGATAAAAAATTATCTCTTGCAGGTGAAGAACTGAAAAAGAGCAAAGAGAATTACGACAAAGCAAAAAACACTTTGCAGGTCATACTTGATAAAGTAACGTCAACAATTCCAGAAGACAAACGCGGATTAGTGCCAAGTGAATTTTCCACAAGGCAGAAGCTAGAATATATTATGGCAAACGCCGAAGTGTTGGGTGCAGATGTTAGCTTGAACAAGGGTGGTGAGGTTAAAAACAATGACAATAAACCAAACCTTTCAGAAGAAGCTACACTTGCAAAAGAGGTTAACGAAATGTTAGCCAAAGAAACACTGACGCAAGCCGAACAAGATATATTGTGGCAGAAATCCGTTAAGCTCAAGGAACTTAGGGCGCAGAACGCTAAATAATTTCCTTAACTTAAAAATGTATGGACTTAGGGCTTAATCTTACCCTGAACGATACTGAAAGTATCCTTGATCCAGAGGTATTGGCAATTAATAAAAGAATAATCCCAAATCAAGCCAAAGAATTTGGTAAAGTATGGGACTTGTTCATTCCAAGAAACAAACCGTTTGAAACGGACGAATACGAAGTTTTGACCAGAAACTTTACCGCGCCAGAAATTAGCGTTACCGCAAGTGGTGCTGGTGCTGACTGGGACACTGACAGCGATATAACCGCGCTTCCTGTTTCAGCAGGAACTATTGACCGTATAACGGTTGGCGACATTTTGCTTGTTGGTTCAGAAGTTGTTGTTGTGAAATCAGTTGATCGCACAGGTAACACTATTGACGTTTATGAACGTGGTGCTGGTGAAAGTGCGGCGGCGGCTCACGGCACTGACGCTTTAACCGCAAAAATTATTGGTTCAGCACACAGGGAAGGTAAAGTTGACGGTGAGGCAATCGCGGAAGGAACTGGCAAGATCACTAACTATTGTGAACTTGTTGAAGAAATTGTTGACCTTTCAAAAGCTAACACAGATCAGGCTAGAAAATACGGCAGAACCGAAGATGTGCTGAAAACAGAAGCACTTGAAAGGGTTGAAGCTAAATTGGCTAGAAATGCGGTATATGGTGTTGCTAGAGTTGGAACGGCTGCAATTCCCGCTATGACCAGAGGCTTCCTGTCTTATCTTGAAAACATTGACGGCGCGTTGAAGACCGCTGTTAATGGTGCTTTCACTGAAACTGCTTTGAAGAACGCATTTGACGACATAAGAAATAAGGGTGGTTTTGCAAACGCTATTGTGATGTCCGTAAAGAACAAACGCGTATTCAACACTTTCACTGGTGCAGATCAGGTGCAAGCGCAAAGAGGCGACAGAGTAGGTGGTATGGTTTTGGACTCTTACCTTGTTGACGGTATGGGTGCAGTTCCAGCAATTGTTGACCTTGATATGCCGAACGACAGAGTGGCTATTATCAACACTGCTAGAATGCAGAAGGGTTGGAAGATCAACGACATATTGCGATTTGTGAAGGAAAACAATGTTAATTCAAGAGAGAACAAACAAACCTTGCAAGGTAAGTATGGCTTCTCTATGGACGGTATTGGTGCAACTCACGAATTGCTGACTGGTTTGACTACTTCCTAGATTTAAACGGGAAGGGTGGTTATATTAACCGCCCTTTCCAGTTTTAAATAAAAGGGAATAAATTATAATAAATTCTTTAAGAAAATTTTATGGCAAAAACTGACGCACAAAAAGCAGAAGACAAGAAGAAAAAAGACCTTGTCAAAGAGCTTACAAAAGAGGGACTTCAACTTTCAGGCGAAGAAACCATTGAAGAACTTGAAGCAAAGAAAGCAGAGCTTGAAGCTAAAAAAAACGGTGGGGGAATGGACACAATTCAAGACAACAAGGAAAACAAAACTGAAAAAGGTTTTGTGTTTGTGTTTATAAAATATCCTTGTTATGTAAGTGATGAAGAACGGGTTGGTGCTGGACTTTATAAAATCAAAGCAGAGGACGTGCCAGAGCGTTTGAAAAAAGCTGGCAAAGACGCTTGTGAAATCTTTGAAAAGTCCATTGATAGCATTTCTCTTGTAGCGGTTGCCAAACACTTTGGAGTTGACCCGAACAATTACAGAGGCGAAGGCGGGGACGTCAAGCTTCTTGCAAGTCTTGTTCAGGAAGAAATGAAGAAGTTTTAATTGGTTAAATTATTAAAGCTATGGGCGCAAATGATACAAGCAGACTTAGAACCAGTATGCAGGTTGACGGCGAAGACAAGAAAGTTGGCGCGACAACCACAGTAAAGGTTCTATTGCAAGACGAAAATGAAAAAGTATTATTCTGTTATGGGACGACTGTCCCGAATGCAGAAGCAGGCTATGCTAAAGGCTGTCTTTTCATTAAGACGGACGCAGGCGCGGGCGTAAAAGGAGTTTATGAAAATCAGGGAACTACAAGCAGTTGTTCTTTTGATGTTATTGGTTCAATTGCCGAAGCAGAAATTGCCAGTAACGCTGTTGTTACAGCAAAAATTGCTAACCTTGCTGTTACGGGTGCAAAAATTGCCGACGGCGCAATTACGGTTGCTAAGATCGCAAACGCTCTTATTAAATACACTGACGTTGAAATCACAGCGCAGGAACTCAAAGCACTTAGGGCAACACCTAAAGAGCTTGTGCCAGCCACAGAAGCGGGCGCGGGTAATGCTATTATTCCGTTTGCGGTTGCTATCCGTTGCGAAGCGGGCGCAGAAGTATTTACAGAAGACGCGGACAACCTTAGCGTTATGTATTCAGGCGGGGCAGAAGTTATTGGCATTGAAACAACTGGACTTATTGACCAGCTAACCGATCAGAGCCGATACCAAGAAAAAGCAGAAGCAGTTATGACACCAGTTGCCAACACTGCAATTGTTTTGAAGAATGGTGGCGACGGTGAATTTGGCGGTAACGCAAGTAATGACGGTAAGCTGTATGTGAGAACTTTTTACCGCGTTATTCCTGTTCTGTAATTGATTTTTGCCTTTGTCCCTATTTTTTAGGGGCAAGGATCAGAAATTAATAATAAAATCTATGGCATACGTCAGTAAAGCAGATATTGAAGCTTTTTCAGGGCTTACAATTTCAACTGCACAGAATACAATTCTTGATACGCTTATTTCAGCCGTTCAGGGATTTATTGAAAAATATTGTGGCGGGCAGTCTTTCAATAAACGTTGGTTTGAAGATAACGACACTGAAAAGACATATTACTATAACGGCAATGACAGTAAGCGTTTGCCTATTGACGATTTACGCACGGTTGTAAGTGTTGAAAACTTTGGCACTGCACTTGAAAAAGATGTTGATTATATCTTGCTTCCATTGAACGCTGAAAACGACGGCGTCCCGTATGAAGCCATTGAACTTATACAGCCTGAAAACAGTTTTGGTAATACCAATTCACGCATTTCACAATTCAACCCGTTTATATTTGAAGTAGGACAGAAAAGCGTTAAAGTAGTTGGAAAATTTGGTTATTCTAAAACCGTTCCCGCTGACATTAAGCTTGCGACGTTAAAGATCGTAAGCGCAATACTCAAAGAAAATATAGACGAAGGAACAAAACAGATAAAATCAGAAAGCTTGGGTGATTATTCAGTAAGCTATGAAACGGTTAAGGAAATTTCAGGAAATATTGGCGCAAATGACATACTGGACAGATACGTTAAGAAACCAAAAATGCCACAGGCAGAATTTAAAAAAATATCCTAAACGCTATGAGCTTTGAAAAACTATTAAATATTACTTGCACAATTCAAAGCAAGACCGCAACACAGAGCGCGACAGGTGCAAAAAGTTTTACTTGGGCAAATAAAGCCACAAGCGTTAAGACTGCAAAAAAGCCAGTGGCAAGTTCAGCCAGAAGATATAATGAAGTTTTGAAGATATACGAAGACCAGTATTATTTTTATTTTCTTCCCGCGCAAAGTATAACCGTTTCAGATCGCATTATTGTTGGCAGTGATACATATACAATTGAAAGCGTTGACACTGATAGCAGAGGACACCACAAACAAGTTTTGGCAACTAAACTGTATCAAGCTTAGAGTATGAAAAGAACATTTGCATTTATAAAAAATGAAGAAGGCAGAATGCAGGTAAAAGCCAAACTAAATGAAAATATCGCAAAATTGGCTGGTGCTGGCGGTTTGCTTGAAACTTATATTAAAGAGTTCACGCCTGTTAAGACGGGAAATTTGCAAGGTTCTTTTATTGGCAGTATGACTGGGTGGGCGAAAGGGCAAGTGGAAACAAATATTGTTTACGCGCCATTTATAGAATACGGAACAGGATCACAAAGCGACTTTCCAGAAGGTTCAAAACACCCCGAAATGAAAGGTATAGCCCCAAGAGCTATGATGAGGAAAGGCGCAGATAAATTATACAAAATGGGAACAGATGTTTTTAAAGACAATTAGTATTTTAAAACAATAAGTGGTATAATAAAAATATGATCGAAGAAGCAATATTTAAAGAAATCCAAAACGACGCCACGCTTTCTGCACTTCTTACAGAGAACGGATTTTTAAACGTTTACCCCGTAAGAATACCTGAAAATTCCAACATTGCTAAAGCGGTTGTTTATAATATCATTACAGAAAATAAGGTTTATCCAAACTTATATATCCCCTTTCTTCAATTCAACTGCTATGCTGACAGTTACGACGACGCCGTAAGTTTGGCAAATGAATTACGCAGGATATTTGGACAGAAGGGCGAATATAAATTGGGCGGGACGTTTGCAGTAAAGTTTATGGATTTTGAAAACGCATTTACCGACTTTGACGGGAACGCAAACAAATTTGTTTCAATCGTTGAAATAAAGTTTAAATATTAAAAGTCAAACATTTATGAAAACTAAAAAAGAAGTGTTAAAAGAGGAAAAGAAAGAGATTAAAAAAGAGGAAGGCAAAGTTACTTTGCGGGCAAAGGTAAACACTTACGCGCCTGACGGTGAAATTATCACGGCAGGAACGGAAATTAAAGTATCGCGCGAGTTTTCAAACCGCGTCAAAGCCGAAGGTAATAACACCTTTGAAGAAGTTAATTAATTTAATTCTGAAAGAATATGCAAACAACTATTCAGAACGCAAGTGCTATCAGGAAAGGGTCAGTGCGGGTGAAAATCGGAAGCGATTTTAATACCCTTGTTGACGTAGGTGCTTTAAGGAAGCCAATTTTGACTTCACTTGCAGAGAACCAGTCAATTAAGTTTGACAATACGGATGAATTGAAAAAGTATGTGAACGGAAAAAAAGTTAAGTTCACATTTGAACTTTGCGAAATCAACCTTACCAACTTGGCAACTTTGGACGCGGGGCTTGTAACTCTTACCCCTGTTAATGGTTCTGCAACCCCTGTAAGTGGCGAAGCGCACGGAACAGGCTGGACGCAAGGAGAGCCGATCAAGATAAGCCACAAGAACGGCGACAATACCATTGTTACTTCTGTAACGGTAAAGGCTGGTGCTAGTTCGCTTGTTGCTAATACTGATTATCGCTTATATGTAGCTGACGGAACGAACGGCGAAAACGGTTATACATACATTACCCCAATTACCGCGCAAGCAACGGCAATCACAGTTGATTATACCTATACCCCAAACGCAAGCAAAAAACTTACCTTTGGCGACAGTGGGACTAAGACTGACAAGGTAATGCGGATTGAGAACGAAGACGAAAACGGAAAAGTATTTAAGATTGACATTGAAAAGGCTTCAAACTTTGAGCCTGTAACTATTACTTTTGCGGGCGATGACGCAGACGACGTTGCAACCTTACCAGTGAACTTTCAAGGTGATATTGTTGAAATAACCGATGAGCAACAGACAACGTAGACAACGGCTTACGACTTATGATATACTGGTAATAACTAACAATTAAAAACAATTATGTTATTACCAGAAATTAAAAGGCGTAAACCAATGTCAGAGGAAACTAAAAAGAAGATCAGCGAAGCGAAGAAAGGAAAACCAAGTTGGAATAAAGGAAGGGAATGCAATTGGGTTAAGAAAAGAATGTTGGAGAATAATCCAATGAAGCTTGAACACAACAAAGAAAGAATGAGAAAAAATAACCCGAACCAACACGAAGGAGAAATTGCGTATAAAAGACCAGATTATAAAGCAGTCCACGCTTGGATAATAAGAGTATTAGGAAGACCGAAACAATGTGAACATTGCAAAAATATAATTGAAAATCCATATAAAATAAATTGGGCAAATATAAGCAAAGAATACAAAAGAGATATTAGCGACTGGGCAAGATTATGTAAAAAGTGCCACGTGCTATTTGATAAAGGGAAAATTAAAATATAAACCTATGGAAACTTTAGATTTGTTTAAGGGAAGAAGGAATTATGAAGTTATCTTGCAAGTCAAAGGCAACAAAAAATTAAAATGCAAGATACCTTGTGAACTTACCGTTGAAGAAACTGAAAGGCTAATGGAACAGGAAGTTATTTTAAGCCAGAGATTTAAAGCGGAAGTGTCAGAAGAAAAAACAGAACAAGATCAGAAGTTGCAAGAATACTTTGAAACTGTATTTGAAATTATTTCAATAATGTTTTCCCGATACCAGCCAGAAATGACGCCAGAGAAAATGAAAAGTCTTTTGACGGAAAAAGAAGCGGTAAAGGTTTTGCAGTTTTTTAAGGAAAAAAGATTTTTACAACTTTTGGGACTTGCGGAAGAAGAAAAAGAAGCAAAAAAAAAACTGAAAGCCCAATGAAGCGTTTGACGGATTTTAGACAGAGCATAACTTTTATGGTTATAAACGGGTTTTCGCTTCTGGAAGTAAGGAAGCTATACATAGACGAATTTATACAATATTACGAAAGTCTTATTGTCATTATGGAAAAAAAGGGTGAGCTTGCAGAAGGCACAAGCAACAGGCTTCATATAAAAGGTGGAGAAGAAACCATAAACGACCTGAAGAAACAATTGTTTAAAATTCAATAGTATGGGAAAAAAGACAACGGTTGGTGAGCTGGTGTATAAGATAACTGGTGACGATAACGAATACAACAAAGTAATCAATAACGCCGATCAGAAGACGGAAGCACTGGCAGGAACAATGACGAAAAGCAAAGGGGCAACCGACGGGCTGGTGAAAAGCCTTGCGGGTGCTTATTTGGGTATTCAGGGGGTGAAAATGATTATGAGTGCAACCGTTGGCGAGGCTATCAAATACGAAGACGCTTTTGCAGGGGTAAGAAAGACCGTGGACGCAACGGACGAACAATTGAACGCACTTAGTGATCAGTTTGTGGAAATGTCAAAGACAATCCCCGTGACCGTTGAGGAACTGGCAAGCATTGGAGAAATGGGCGGGGCTTTGGGTGTGCCAATTGAAAGTATGGCAAAGTTCACTGAAGTCATTGCAGAAATTGGAGTGACAACCAACTTGACCACTGAACAGGCTTCAAATGACTTTGCCCGTTTCGCAAGCATTATGCAATTACCACTTGGCGACGTGGACAGATTGGGTTCAGCAATCGTTGCACTTGGAAATGACGGTGCGTCAACCGAAACGGAAATTACGGCAATGGCGTTGCGTATTGCTGGTGCGGGAAGCACAATTGGACTTACAACCCCGCAAGTTTTGGGTTGGGCGGCGGCTCTTTCCAACGTGGGTATTGAAGCTGAAGCGGGTGGAACTTCCATTTCAAAGATGATGATTGATATTGCTTCAGCCGTAAGTAAGGGCGGAAAAGATTTGAACAATTTTGCCAAGGTTGCGGGAATGAGTGCCAAGGAGTTTGAAAAGAAATACAAGGAAGACGCAAACGGTGCATTGATAGATTTTGTAAACGGACTGAAAAAGGTAAAAGAAGGGGGCGGGGACGTTCTAGCCGTGATCGACAAATTGGGAATAACAGAAGTCAGACAGCGTGACGCGGTTTTGCGTTTGGTGAGTGCTGACGATGTTTTAAGCGACGCAATGGGCGTATCGGCTGAAGGGTTCGACAAGAACAATGCCCTTTCCATTGAGGCGGAAAAGCGGTTTAAAACGACAGCCAGCCAAATTCAGATTTTGAAAAATAACTGGTTCGCTTTATCGCGGGAAATCGGAAACGTTGCACTTCCCGTCCTGAACCAAGCAATCAAGATGTTTATAAACGTGGCAGAAGTTGCCAAGATAGTTGGAACAGCGGTGAAAGCCAGCGGAAATATTATTGGAAACGGAATGGCAATTGGTTTGGTAAAGGCGATGATCAAAGTTGACGACTTTATGAAGAACGTTGTTGACAAGGTGAACGGATTTTTGCAAAGCATTGGTTCTGATACCCGTTACACTTTCAAAAGCATTGTAAGCGACGACACCCGCAACAGCCTTGATTATCTTTGGCAAAATATCGACGACGCACAAAAGAGCGTTCAAGACGCACTTATGAACAGCCGTGACGCAAACGAAGTTTTGGCACAAGCCCAACAATACTTGCAGGACAGCACGGACGACACCACGGCTTCAATGGAAAATTTTGACGACGGACTTGAAAGCAGTGGCAAGAAGTCAACCGAACTGGCGGACAATTACGAAAAGCTGACAGACGAAACCAAAAATCTTTCCAAAAAGGGAACGGAAGCAATACGGGATTTGGCGGAAAACACCGTGCGGGATTTAAAAGCTATTGAAACCAAAATTGCCGAACTTCAAGGAAAGCTGATTGACCTAAAAGAAAAGCTTGCTGAAGACCTTATAAACGAAGATAAGGGAATGGCAGAAAAGTTTGTTGAGGAAGAACAAGCCCTTGCCGACCTGAAGCAAGAACTGGCGGAAAAACAGCGGAAAGCGACAGAGGAAGAAACCCAAAACGCCAAGAACCTTCTGGACATAAAAAACCAATTGGCAATTGCCGAACAGAAGCGGGCAGAGTTCACCGCCGAAACAAGCGAAAGCACGCGAATGGCAAGCGACAGAACCATAAAGAATTTGCAAGAACAATTGGGGGCAACCGATCAGACGGGAAGCGATATTGCAGACCTTCAGGCGGAAATTGCCGTGCGGGAAACAGCTTTGAAAAATGCGGTTGAACTGGAAAAGACTTTGCAGGGTGAAATCACCGAAGCCCGACGTATTGCGGGACTGACCGAACTGGAAAGAGCTATTGAAGAATATGAAGCCAAGAAACTTCAGATACAAAAAGAGTATGACGAACAGGTGGTGCAGGTGCAAAAGGAAATTGATTTGAAGACTACGGAAAAAGACGCACTTATTGACCTTTCACGGCAAGCCCAAGAACAAATTGCAGTCATTCTAAAATTGGGAAACGAACGCTTCCAAGAATTATCCAACGAACGGGTTGCAATCACCGACGCGGAAGTGAAAAAGCAATTGGAATACTACGACAAATTGAATAGTGCAATTGGACGGGCGACTTCAGCCAAGGCGACAACGGAACTTCCACTTCAAGAGCAGTTCGCAAACGGCGGATATGTAAGAAACGGCGGACAGGTGCACCCGAACGAATACGTTATTCCTTCCAATATGGTAAACAGTATGCCTGAACTTATAGGGGCACTGGAAGCGGTAAGAAGCGGAAGAGTGAGCAACACCAGCAACAGCGTTGTAATGAATAACAATATTTCAGAACAGATTGATATGAACGCCGTGCTGAAGGATATGAGCTTTGAACTTAACAAATAAAAATATGATAGGAACGCAATTTGTGCTGACGAACCAAGCGGGCGACAGCGTAACAATCAACGACCATACAACAGACCCCAACAACGTTATTGCCCTTCAGGAATACCCAACTTTTGAAGTGGACATAAAGAACCAAGAAATTCAAAAAGAAGGACAGAACGGAATTTGGGACTTTTACAGTTTCTATGGTAAACGCCTTATTGTTTTTTCAGGCGTGATTGTTGGTGAAGACGAAGCCCACGTTGTAGAGTTGCAGGACAAATTGAAGACCGTGCTGACGCTTCCCGCTGAACCAGACGACAACGACAGCGGAATAATTACCATAACATACACAGACCCGCGGGGGCGGGCGTTACAGACCACGGGCAAGCTTTACAGCCCTATCAGATACAGCCGACGGCTTCAAGAGGCGTTCAAGCTTACTTTCCAGATAACCTTGAAAAGTTCTGACCCCGACATTGTGAACCAAATTGAAACGGACAGTTTGGGAACGCGGGGCTTCTTATCTGGAAGCCTTCAATTGCCAGCAACCTTTCCCGCAAAAATCGCATTTAAAAAAGAAGGCACTTTGGAAATAAACCATTTGGGCAACACTTATGCCCACGTTATAATCACGATCAACGGGGCACTTACTAACCCGCGAATTGAAAACTTAGAAACAGGAAGGTATATGTCTTTCACAACCGTCTTAAACGCGGGGCAGAAGATTGTTATAAATTCAAGTTTGGGCACAATCGTTGACGAAAACGGCGTTGATGTTTCAAGCACGCTGGACGCTGGCAGTTCCTTTATAAAATTGAAGGCGGGCGTAAACAATTTATATCTGACCAGCGACGAAAATATAACTTCCAACCCAATTGCCACAAGAGTATTTCCCGCTGAAGTTTTAGAGGTTGAACACCGCGATACTTATTTATAGAATATGATTATAAAAATCTACAACCGAAGCCGTGTATTACTGACCAACCTTATCAACAGTTCGGTTGTCAGTGATTTTAACGACCTAAAATACAGAAGCGTTGTAAGCGGGGTGGGTGACGCAAGCTTTGTTGTGCGGACAAGTAACGCCAAGGTGACGCAAGCGAACTTTGAAAGCTACAATGTAATTGCCATAACTGAAGACGACGGCACGGTGCGTTGGAATGGGGTTATAATCGAAAAGAGCATAAAGCTAAACACAATCACGGTGAAGTGCTACGATTTATTGCATATTTTAGACAGACGCGTGACCACGGCAGATCTTGCCGTTAGCGGGAACGCCAACACAATTGTTTCAAACCTTTTGAGCACAACAAACGCGGTGGAAAATACGGGCATAAGTGCGGGCGTGATTGACCTTGCGACATACGCCAAGGCGACAATGAACCGTGAAAAAGTTTTAAGTGGTATTCAGGGCATAGCAAATTATGTGGGCGGGCAGTTCCTTTTGAACCCCGACAAGACGCTGGACTTTCAAAGCAAGGTTGGAACGGATTTATCGGCAAACTTGATGTTCAGATTTGAAAAAAACGTTGTTCAACTTTCCAACATTCTTTCTTTCAGCGTGGCGGACATTGGGCGGGAAATTGTCACCAAGACATACGGGGAAAGTGGGGCATTTTCTAGCACGCAAACGGACGCAACCTTGCAAGCAAAATTTGGAACATTGGAAGCCTTTGAAAATTTCAGGGAAAATCAAGACCAGACCAGTTTGGACACGGCAACCGCCAACAACAACACGCCCGAACAGTTCAGCCCCGATATTTCTTTAAGCCCTGAAATCGCAGACGACTTTGAAGCGGGCGACACAGTGAACGTAAAATTGGATAATGGATTTATCGCCCTTGACGGTGATTATCAGATAATGGAAAAGAGCGTGCAGTTGGTGGGAATACAAAAAAATATTAGCGTAAAATTAAATTCCAAGACGGCGGACTTTATGACGGATCTTAAAAAAATGGCACAAAAGATTGATTTGTTAAATTCCAACGTTTAAGGTATAATAAAATTATCAAAATAACCTGAAAGCTATGAACAAAGTATTTTTCTTAAATTCAGATCTGGCGAATTACGGCGAAGAAGAATTTAACTATCTTCAGAAATTCTTGCTGGAAGAAGGGGTGCTTCATACACAGGGGGCGAACTGGAACGACTTTATTGATTTGGAAGTAAGCCAGCACGGGGCGGGTGCAATGAGCGTTGACGTTGCCGTGGGAAATTGTGTGATTGAAACTGTCAGAAATAGCGTAACTTTCAAGGTTTTTGTTTTCAATACCGCCATTGAAAATCTTATTGTGACCGCCAACACCAGCGGGACAGACCGCATTGACGCGGTTGTAATGAAATTGAGCAGGACAACCGAACCAAACGCCCTTATGAACAACGTGGCGATCCTTGCATTGGTTGCGGGCGACGGAATAACCGCATTGTCAGACGGGGACATTCAAACCGCACTTGGGGCGGATTATGACTTTATACGCCTTGCTGATATTACAGTATCAAATAATGAAACCGCAATTCTTGACGTGGACATTGCCGACACGCGGGCAAGAGTGTTGACCACTGACGCTATTCAATACGCACCGACAGTTTTGAAGTTCAGAGTTGTCACGGCAGATCCGACCACGCCCGTTGAAGGTGAGATGTGGTATAACAGCACCGACAACGTAATGAGATATTACGACGGATCAGGTGTAATCAATATGGAAGCGTCAACTTTTACTGGCGGAAATGGTATCAGCCTTGCCAACGGAATTTTTGCCGTTAGCCTTGCCACTGACAGCGGGCTTGAATTTTCCAGTGCGAAACTGAAGGTAAAAGGGGTGCAGAAGATATTAGTTTCTGGTGAAGTTATTGCGGGCGGAACTTTGCCTGTTCCAGTGTATCAGGATACTACAGACGGAGAACTCTATGCTTGTGATGCGAACGTATTGACGAAGCTTAATTTTTTAGGATTTGCGATTTCAAATTCTACAGACGGCAATCCTATCACTCTTCAGACAGAGGGAATAGTCGGAGGGTTTACAGGATTAAGTGAAGGCGTGGAGTATTACGTGCAAGACGCGGTGGGGACGATTGGGACAGCAAAAGGGACTTATACTATCAAGGTAGGAATAGCAATTTCAGAAACAGAGATTTTGATAATAAAAAAAGAACGCAAGTTAATAGAAATAGGAGTGGCTACAGGGACAGCATTAGATTATGTTAATGACACATCAACAGTGATTACTCATTCTCTTGGCGTTATACCAAAGATAATAAAAATCATAGCCACGAGGACTGGTTTGAGTAATAATAATAAGGCGAGCATATCTATTGGAATAGCTAAGGTGGCTAATGATGGCACTGTCAATCTGCAAAGTGTGTCTATGATAAATGCTGAAGAGTCTGATGTTCTTAATACTTCTGCTCAATCTACTGGTATTGCAGCTATAGGAGGAGCAACAGCTGCTAAACAATACGGCTCTCTAGGGACTGTAACTTCTACACAGATGACAATTACTTTCGGTGGGACTGGATATGGAACAATATCTCCTAGTGGAACAATCAAATATCAATGGGAAGTTTATGCAGAATAATCAATCTAAAA